CGCCCAGTTAGCCCCTGCCGTTATGTCACAAGGTTACGGCGCTGGCGTTTATAGCTACGGCGGCCTTTATGCAACTGGCAACGGTGCCCCGTTTATGGATCGTTTTACAGCTTTGCAAGTGCCCTCTGTTGCACGATGCCGTAATTTAATTGCAGGCGTTATATCAAGTATTGATTTAGAGCTATACAAAAAATCTACAGGTGCAAAAATGGAAAGCCCGCTATGGCTTGACCAACCCGATATGCGCCAACCACGTAGCGTAACTATTGCTTATACCGTTGACTCACTTTTATTTTATGGCGTTGCATATTGGCGCGTTACATCTTTGTATGCCGATGACGGGCGGCCTAGCGGTTTTGAGTGGGTAGCTAATACACGCGTAACAGTTACTACTGACCAATACGGAGATCAGGTCGATTTTTACAGCGTTAATGGAGTACGCGCACCTATGGCTGGTATTGGTAGCCTTGTTACTTTTCAATCTTTATTACCTGGCGTATTAGAGACAGGCGCACGCACAATACAGAGCGCAATAGATGTACAAAAGGCCGCAGCTGTTGCAGCTGCTACACCTATGCCTACTGGATTTATTAAAAACAGCGGTGCAGATTTACCTGAGGCACAGATTAGCGGTTTGCTAGCAGCTTGGAAGGCCGCTAGAGCTAGCAGGTCAACGGCTTATCTCACTAGCACTTTAGATTACCAACAGGTTGGTTTTTCACCTAAGGATATGACCTACACGGAAAGTTCCCAATACTTAGCTACGGAAGTAAGCCGTTTAATGAACGTGCCAAGTTATTATATTAGCGCCGATATGAATAACTCTCTTACGTACCAAAATATATTGGACGGTAGAAAAGAGTTTGTAGCATATTCATTACAGCCGTTTATTAGCGCTATTGAAAACCGTTTATCTATGGATGATATTACTGCGCACGGTAACGTAGTGCGCTTTGCACTAGATGAAACTTTCTTACGTGCCGATACTGCAGCGCGTTTAGATGCAATAGAAAAGATGCTTAACCTGGGTTTAATTGACTTAGAGCAAGCGCAAAGTATGGAACAGCTAAGCCCTAGTGGCCTTAATGAAGGGAACGAAATCCGTGATCTTAACGTTTAGTGGCAATATCGAGGCAGTAGATAGCGGCGAGCGCCGTATGATTTCAGGCAAAATTGCACCTTATGGCGAGGTAGGTTACACAAGCGCGGGCAAAGTAGTTTTTGCTGAGGGTTCAATTAGCGCAGCTGAGCCAAGTAAAGTAAAACTCTTAATGGCACACGATAACTCAGCCGTGGTAGGGCGTATGCAAAGTATGACCTCAGCTAAAGACGGCCTCTATGCAAGTTTTAAGGTAAGTGCATCCTCACGTGGATCAGATGCGATTTTGCTAGCCCAGGAGCAACTTATGGACGGCTTATCCGTTGGTGTGGAAGTTACCGCATCAAAGCCCCAAAAGGATTATCTCCTGGTCACCGCTGCTACCTTACGCGAGGTATCACTCGTAGAGAGCGCTGCCTTTGCAAGCGCTGCGGTGCAAAAAATTGCTGCAGCTGCAGGCGATATGCCAGTAGAGGCGGCAGAGTCCACAAGTACAAAAATTACGACAACTAACACCGTAATAAACTCAACCACAACCGAAACCGAAACCGAAAGCGAGGCCGCTGTGACTACAGCCCCCGATCAAAACGCACCTGAGGCAGTAGATGCCACAGAGCAGGCTGCACCTACAGTAGAGGCAGCTCGTAAAATCATCCTACCAAGCGCGCTCAATTCACAGCGCGTACGTACACCTATTACATCAATGGGTGCATACACAGAACACAAGATTAAAGCTGCACTAGGTAATGAAGATAGCAAGCTATACGTAACTGCAGCCGATGACGATTTCAGTACTAACCCTGCATTTTCTCCAACACAATACCTAAGCGAGTTCCCAACTAACACACGTTTTGGTACACCGTCTATTGATGCGTGTTCACGTGGCGTTTTGCCAGCTAGCGGTATGACTATTAACGTACCTTCTCTTGTTACATCTGCAGGCGGTAAGTCAGGCGTAGCACCTGTTGTAACTGTTGAAGCCGAAGGCGGAGCAGTTGCTAACACAGGTATGGTTACTGAATACCTTTCAGGTACAGTATCTAAGTACTCAGGTATGAACACTATTAGCATTGAATTGCTAGAGCGTTCAGATCCTAATTTTTATGCTGAGCTAACAGCACAGCTACAAAATGCTTACCTAAAGACTCTTGATACAACAGTTAACGCTGCACTTATTACAGCGGGTACTGTTGCAACTACAGCACAAGCTGCTACATCTGCAGGCATTATTGGTTACGCATCTGAGGCCGCACGTCTTGTTTACGAGGCAACTGGCTACTATGCACAGAATTACATCGCAAACGGTAGCCAATGGCAATTATTGATGTCCGCATCCGATACTACTGGCCGTCCAATTTATTCAGCATCACAGCCAATGAACGCAGGCGGGCTAACACAGCCTGGCTCAATCCGCGGCAACGTATTAGGCCTTGATCTATACGTTGACAAAAACTTTGCGGCTACTACAACTGTTGATGACTCAGCAATTATTTTGGCGCCTGAGGCATTTACTGTTTACCAATCACCACAGGCTTATATGTCAGTTAACGTAGTTAGCAATCTGCAAATCCAGGTGGCTATTTATGGTTATATGGCAACTATTGCAAAAATGCCTAAGGGTATTATCCGTTACAACTTCACCTAAGCAAACCCACTAATAGTTTGGTAGGCCTCTTAGCCCTTTGAGGCTTACCAAACCTAAGTAAGATAGGAGTACACAAGTGCCAGCTACGTATGTAACCGCCGCGACATTAAAAGCATCGTTGGGCGTTGGCACTTTGTACGATGCTTACACCTGGATAGAGGACACCTGCCAAGCTGCACAAGATCTAATAAACGGCTTTTTATGGTTTGACAGCGCGCCCGTAGTCGGTACCGCGTTGGTGTCTAATGTCGCTACAGTTATGGTTGCCAACCCTGGCATATTTACTACGGGCCAATCAGTAACTATTGCTGGGGCTGGTTCAACCTTTAACGGTACTTACACAATTACGGGCACAATTCCATTTAGCACAGGCACAGCTAATATCTTGCCTGCCTTTAATATGCAGCTAAATTACTGGCAATACCCACAGGGCTATAGCTTTATCCAATATGCAAAAGTAGCGGCAGATCAAAACTTTAGGCGCGTATTGCCGTATGGCACTATGACAGGCGATGATACAAAAACGGCTACCTACGCCAATACCCCAGCTATTAACGCTGCAGCTTTAATGCTAGCTGAAAATATATGGACATCTAGATTTAGTACACAAAACGGCGGCACTAGCTTAGACGGCTACAGCCCTAGCCCTTTTAAGATGTCTAACACTCTTATGGCATCCGTGCGCGGCCTCTTAGCCCCGTATCTTTCACCTGCGGGTATGGTCGGCTAATGCCTGCAGCTATAACTACCTTACGCAGCACAATAGCTGCAGCCCTGGCTAACCCAGGTGTATGGACGGTATTTAACTACCCGCCTAGCACTATGCAATCTAGCGCCGTGGTGGTGGCCCCTGCGGATCCATATATTACGCCGAGCAATAACTCTCAGGCAACTATCTCGCCTATGGCTAATTTTAAAATTATTATGACCGTGCCTATGTTTGATAATGCCTCAAACCTTATTGGCATAGAGGACACAATAGTAGCTGTGTTTACTAAACTAGCTAATAGCGCAATTGTATTTAATGTTACTGGCGTGAGCGCGCCTAGCGTACTAAGCGTTGCCGCAGGTGACTATCTAACGGCAGATTTACAAATAAGCATACTAACGAGCTGGAGCTAACTAATGGCACTTACAGATGAAGAAAAAGCGTTTTTAATCAAAATTGGCCAAGAGCTGCCAGTAGAGGTTAAAGAGACAAAGACAAAAGACACACCTACCGAGACAACAGGAGAATAGCCCAATGGCGATTTATCTATCCAATACCGTACAGGTTACCCTTAATTCGGTAGCCCTAACAGATCACGTAACAAGCGCAACTATTAACCGTGCCTTTGACGAGCTAGAGGTAACAGCTATGGGCGATACAGCTCATAAGTTTGTTAAAGGCCTAGAGGCCAGCACTATTACTCTAGACTTTTTGAGCGATACAGCTGCAGCAAACGTAAACGCTACTTTGCAAGCTGCTTGGGGTACAACAGTACCGCTAACACTAAAGCAGACAAGCGCTGCAACTTCAGCAACTAACCCGCTTTACAGCACCACTATCTTGGTAAATAACACTACTGACATTAACGGCGCTGTTGCAGATATTGCTACTCAAAGCATTACCTTTACCTGTAATTCACCAATCGTAATTACAACTACCTGAGAATAAACAAAAGGGGCTAACACAATGGCAAAACTTAAAATAACAAGGGCAGACGGCAGCGTATCGGATCATCAGATTACGCCACGTATTGAGTACGCCTTTGAGTTATATGCAAAAAAAGGTTTTCACAAAGCCTTTAGAGATGACGAAAAACAAAGCGATGTGTACTGGCTAGCCTGGGAGTGTTTACGCACAAGCGGGCAAACCGTACCGATGTTTGGGGCAGAGTTTTTAGACACCTTAGCTAAGGTTGAGGTACTAGATGATGACCCTTTGGGGTAGTGGGGCGCGGTAGCTTTGGTTACCTCATAGCGCAGCTAGCCGTGGAAACGGGTATTGCGCCTCAGTACTTACTAGACCTGGATACGTATATGTTCAAGAATATGTTAAAAGTTTTAAGCGATAAAGCTAAGGAGCAGCAAAATGCCAGTAGAGGTAAGAGGCGCCCTTGAGCTACGCAAAGCTATTAAAAAGTTTAGCCCCGATTTAGCAAAAGAAACCCGCAAAGAGTTAGCCAATCTTTTGGCCCCTATAGTAAAAACTGCAAGAGGCTTTGTGCCAAGCACTTCGCCTTTATCGGGCTGGGCTAAAGCACCTACAACTACAGGCAGATTCCCAATATGGAGCAGTAGTGCAGCTAAACGCGGCATAGGCTATAAAACTTCACCTTCCAAACCCAACAGGGAAGGCTTTAGGGCTGTAGCTCGTATTGTGAACGCTAGCGCTGCAGGTGCAATCTATGAGACAGCAGGCCGCGTTAATCCTGGGGGCCGAGATCAGGCGGGATTAAAACCTGTTGTATATCCTGGCCACGCAGATTTTGGCAAAATGGTGCGCTCAGGTAGCAAAAATGAAGGGCGCAGCGCAAACCCGTTTGCAGGTAAGCAGTTTGTAGATGCTATAAACGCGGAGGGTCAGATAGTAGATGCCAATAACCAAACTGGTGCAGGGCGCCGTAGTCGCAAAATGCGAGGCCGTGCAATTTTTAGAGCCTGGGCCAATGACGGCGGCAAAACTAACGCAGCTGTAATTAAAGCTATAGAAAACTCTAAACTTAAGTTTTACAATGCTATGGGGGTTAAGTAATGGCCGTTGACCCGTCCGTAGTAATAAATATAGCCGCCGAGTTCACAGGCAAAAAAAGCTTTAAGCAAGCTGAGACGGCTACCGACAAACTTAGTAAATCCGTTAAAAGTCTAGCTAAAACTTTTGGCCTTGCTTTTGGTACGGCTGCCGTTATTGGCTATGCCAAAGCCTCAGTAAAGGCTGCAGCTGCAGACCAAAAGGCCCAGCAACAGTTAGCCCTGGCATTAAAAAACGTAGGCTTAGAGCGCGATGCTGCCTCAGCTGAAAGATTTATACAACAGTTACAAAGTGAGTTTGGCGTTATAGATGATCTATTAAGGCCTGCTTATCAAAAACTAGCTGTAGCAACTAAAAATACAGCCGAGACCCAGCGCCTATTAAGTATTGGCTTAGATATAAGTGCATCAACTGGCCGCGATTTAGAGAGCGTGACAGGCGCATTAAGTAAGGCATACCTGGGTAATAACACATCTTTAGGTAAATTAGGCGTAGGCATATCTAAAGCAGACCTTAAAACTAAATCTTTTAAGGAGATTACAGACGATTTAGCCGTAACCTTTAAGGGTTCAGCCAAGGCAGCCTCAGAGACTTATGCAGGATCTATAGCCAAACTAGGCGTAGCTGCGGCTAACGTGCAGGAGATTATTGGTACAGGCCTTATAGATGCCCTAAAAAATCTAGGCGATGATACAACCGTGGCAGACCTTGCTACCAATATGGAAAACCTAGCTATTTATACCGCTGACGTTATACGCGGGTTTGGCCTTATGGCAGGAGCCTTAAAAAAGATACCTGGGCTATCAGGATTAACAGGGGCTAGCGTAGTTCAAGCTATTCCAATTCTAGGTAGCTACATAACTTTACTTAATCAAGCTGGGGCACAAGCTAGACGGACCGCAGAGGTTGGCGCTCAAAAAAACCCAATTCAATCAGGCTCATATCTCAGCACTCAAAAGAAAATAACAGCCTTAACTAAAGAGCAGCAAAAAGCCCAGGCTAAAATCCTTGCAGATAAAAAGTCACAGGCAATTCTTGATAAGGCTAACCTGGCTTTAGCTAAGGGTAACGATGTCTTTAATATGGATGCGATACAGGTTAACGCAGCGCTTATAGGCCAAGCTGAGGCGTTAGGTAAGGCCACTACTAGCGCACAGATTTTAGGCATAGCCAATGACGTACAGCGCCTAAAGGTTAAGCAGAGTATTGCTGACCTAGAGGATGCCATAGCCTCAAAGGATGATGCAGCTATAGTAAAGGCCACGGCCAAGCTAAACGAGGACTTAAAGATATTAGGCGCTTTGCAGCGCCAAGATGCGAAGTTGTTAGACATAAACAGGGTTTTAGCAGGTATGAAGTCAACCGATTTAATTAACCTGGCTAACCTACAAGCTGCGCTAGACCTATTAGCTAAGTTTAAGTTCCCTACCTTAACTATGCCTAGTGTTGTTATGCCAGGCGCGCCAGCATTACCAGGTGCAGGCGTAGGCGGCAGGGGTGGAGATGCTGGCAAAGGTTCAACTTTTGGATCTAGCGCTTTAGATGATTTTCTCACCATAATAGAGGCAGAAACCGAGCGCGGTGGTCGCAGAGCTGGTGGTATTGGCGATACTAACTATATGGCTTTGCCCCCAGGCTTTTCTAGTGTTGATGAATATCTTAAAGAAAGCAGAGGCAACAGAGGCGCGGGCGATGCTGGCACGGTTATAGTTAACGTAAACGCTGGAGCTATAGGCGATGAAAATATAATTGTAGATGCCGTGCAAAACGCCCTTAATGAGATAGCACGTAGAGGCTATACAACTACCTACGCAGGGGCCATAGCAGTATGACCGTGCCAGTAGTAAACGCTGTTATTAACTTTAGTACTGGGCCTAGCTTTGCTCAGGCTATGATTTTAGATACTGGCATTTTAGGCACTAACGTATTAGCAGACAGCGCCGCCGTTATTGTGGACGTATCTAACGTAGTAGATAGCATCCAAACTATTAGAGGCCGTAACGCACAGGCTGACCAATTCCAAACGGGCACCCTATCGCTGCGTATCGTTGACCAAAACGGCGATTTTAACCCACAAAACCCAAGCGGGCCGTATTACAACTTATTAACGCCTATGCGTAAAGTGCAGATTACGGCTACCTACGGGGCAACTACTTACCCTATCTTTTCAGGCTTTATTACTAGCTATACAACTACGACACCTAAAAATGCTAATGACGTAGTTTACACAACTATCCAAGCTGTAGATGCTTTTAGGTTGGCACAAAATGCACAGATTAGTACCGTAGCGGGCACCTCAGCGGGTCAGCTTAGCGGTGCAAGGATTAACGCCTTGTTAGATGCTATTGATTGGCCAGCCTCTATGCGTGACGTTGATGCAGGGCTAACCACAATGCAGGCAGACCCAGGCACAGCCCGCACAAGCCTTGCAGCTATGCAGACGGTAGAGATTAGCGAGTACGGGGCCTTGTATGTAGATGCCGCTGGCTCCTTTGTCTTTCAAGATCGTAACGTAACGGCTGGCAGTACAGGGGCCACGCCTACAGTATTTAACGATAACGGCACAGATATTAGCTATTTTAATGCGGTGTGGCGCCTTGACGATACCCTAGTTTACAATTCAGCCAGCATTACCCGTACAGGCGGCACAGCTCAAACTGCCATAAATCAGCCCAGCATAGATAAGTACTTTGTGCATAGCTACAACCAGCAAAACCTGCTAATGCAAACCGATGCCGTGGCCCTGGACTATGCACAGGCATACGTGGCATCTAGGGCTGAGACTAGTATTAGATGCGATGCTATTCAGCTAGACCTTTATACCGATAACTACAACTTAGGAATTATTGCAGCGCTAGAGCTTGACTACTTTGACCCTGTAACTATTACAACTAATCAGCCTGGGGGATCAACGCTAACTAAAACTTTGCAGGTGTTTGGCGTTGCTCAGAGCATTACGCCTAACAGCTGGAAAACAACACTCACCACTTTAGAGCCAATTATTGACGGCTTTATATTAGACTCATCCATATACGGTTTGCTTGACAGCGGCGTATTAAGTTATTAAGGAGATAGGACTATGGCAGCTGGATTAGGTTTTAAGACCTTTACTACTGGCGAGGTACTTACGGCAGCTGACACTAACGGCTACCTAATGCAAGGTATTAACGTCTTTGCTAGCTCAGCAGCACGTGCTGCAGCTATAACCTCACCACAAGAGGGGCAATACTCATACCTTAAAGACACCAATGCCTTAGAGTACTATGACGGTGCAGCGTGGGTTGGCGCACCTGTTGGCGATATTACAGCTGTAACAGCTGGCACAGGTATTAGCGGCGGTGGATCATCGGGCGATGTAACTATTACTAACTCTATGGCTACAGCTATAGATGCTAAAGCCGATTTAATAGTAGGTACGGGTGCCGATACTTTTAGCCGTCTTGCGGTAGGTACAAACGCGCAAGTGCTTACGGCGGACTCTACAGTTAGCCCAACTGGATTAAAATGGGCTACACCTAGCGCTGCTATGCCAAATTATTCTTTAGCGGCTAGTGGTTCATTAACAGGTGCATCGGTCAGCGTAACTGGCTTGAGTGGTACGGATTTTATCGTTATGTTACAAACCGCAACAATGACCGCTACTGGCGATTGGCGTATGACAATTAACAATGATACAACGGGTGGCCGATATTATGTCCAAAATACTAATGCATCTGCTTCTGAGTGGAGTATAAGAGGTATGGGTGCTGGCTCGGCTTACTTTATGGCAGTAAAAATCAATGGCGGAAATGGTGGCGAGGTAGTACTCACAGGCGATGCAAATACTAATTGCGGTGGCTATAACCAAACCACGGCAATAACTTCAATGCAAATAAAAGCAAACGGCACTACTTGGTCTGCTGGCAACTATAAGATTTATCAAAGATAGGAATTAAAAATGGAATATCCACAGGTTAAAGAACACAACGCAACAACTGGCGAAATTACAATGCGAGATATGACCGAAAATGAAAAGGCTTTATGGTCAGTTAAAAGTGTTGAGCCAACTATTGAGGAAAAACTTGCTAACGCTGGCTTATCTTTAGCAGAGCTTAAAGCGGCGCTAGGCCTTTAATGCAGACAAGCTACAACGGCTGGCCAGCATCTAAAGAGCAGGCTGAGATAGGCGTTAAGCCTTTTAAGGTTGAGGGCACAAGCCTTAAAATCCGCTGCGCTGAAAAGGTAGCGCCTTTACTTATTAACTTTGCTAAAGAGTTTAACGAGCTAATAGAGCCAATAGAGGGCGGTACGTTTGACGATTGGGGCTATGCCTACAGAGACGTAAGAGGTGTGCCAGGCAAATTAAGTAACCACAGTAGCGGCACGGCTATAGATTTTAACGCTACAAAGCATCCTTTAGGCAAAGTAGGCACGTTTGAGGCCAGCAAGGTACCTATGATCCGTGCCCTGGCTAAAAAGTACGGGCTAACCTGGGGCGGAGATTGGACTAGAAAAGATGAAATGCACTTTGAGATAGCACTAAGCCCTGAAAAGGTCAGGGTTTTAATTACCAAGTTAGGGATAGAAAATGCCAACTAGTTCACAAGTAAGCGTAGGTACTACAGCTACATTATTAGTAGCTGCAAATATTATGGATCAAACCGTATGGGTGCATAACTCAGGCGGTACCACGTATATAGGTGGTAGCAACGTAACTACAGCAAACGGTTACAAGTTAGATACTGACGATAAAATGGAGTTACTCGTAGGCGATAATGAAGGCCTTTATGGAATTGTGGCCTCAGGTACTAACACAGTATTTATATTAAAACAGGTCAACTAAGGGGCATTGAAGGAGCAATATAATGAAAGAGCAACTAAAGGCTGCGGCCTTGTCCTACCTACGTGCAGCTCTATCGTGCGTTGGTGCGCTGTATTTATCAGGCATAACAGACCCTAAAGTACTAGCTAATGCTTTTTTAGCTGGGCTAATTGGGCCAGTACTTAAAGCTATAGCACCTAATGAAAAGCAACTGGGAATAGGCGCTAAGTAAGTGTCACAGGCCCAGGCATACATAGCCGTAGCTTTGGGGATTGCTACGCTTTCAACGCTTATGGCTGGGCTTGTGCGGCACCTTGTTAAGTACTACCTATCTGAACTACGCGATGACGGCAACGGCGGGCATAACCTTAAAGGTAGGGTTGAGCGTATAGAGATACGCGTGGACAAGATTTACGAACTGTTGCTCGAGGACAGGCTTAGTAAGTAGGGCGTGTCGCGTTGCCTTTTGTCAGTAGTTAGGGTCATACTTTCACTACACACGCCGAGAGGGCTACTCGGATAAGTAGCTTATCGGCCTTAACAAAGGGCGAAAGATGAACAGTTTAGATCTAATAGTGGTGGGTATGGTTTGCCTGTTTATGGGCTTATTTATATGGGCAGCTTATGAAATGGGTTACAAAGTAGGCCTGGGTGAAGGTTACCTACGTGGCCGTAATATTGCTAAGGCGCTAAAAGAAGCTGAGGCCAAGCGATGAGTAACTTTTTAGAGGGCTACGAGGATGTCAACGCCCGCATTATCAGAGCACGTGCAGAATATCCCACGCTACGTTTAGTGGCATATATTGAGGATATAGATATAACAAAAGGTTATATTCTTGTTAAAGCTGAGGCTTACAAAGAGTACGAAGATCATCTACCAAGCGCTGTTGATTATGCTTTTGAGATGCGTAGCGATAGAGGCGTTAATCTGCACTTTTGGGTAGAAAACGCAGTAACAAGCGCTTACGGGCGCGTTATTGGTTTGCTTACACCTGGGGGTATTGCTCGTAGTACTAAACAGGATATGGAAAAGGTAGAGGCGCTCAGCACTAAAGACGTAGCACTTGTTGGCGATGATCTATGGGCTACTACACCTGTAGCACAGACCATAGAGGCAGTAAAAAACGAGCTAGGTGGCATCTACCTACAAGGCAAACCCGAGTGTAAACACGGTGCCCGTGTATGGCGTACAGGCACAAGCGCCAAGACGGGCAAAGAGTGGGGCAATTACAGCTGTATAGAAAAGAGCAAGGCAACACAATGCGAGCCAGTTTGGTATATGCAGACATCTAACGGCTGGGCGCCCCAGGTATGAGCGACAGCTACGAGTTAATCAACCTTAAAGAGATGACAGGCAAACTCTTTGTTAACGGTGAGTTAGCAGCTGAGTACAAGGTTGAACAATGCGATAAGTGCGCCTTAGTGGCACAGCTAGATAAGTTTGGCTATCAAAAAAACAGCTTTGAAAATGTTATATGGTTTTGTAAAGGCTGTCGATGATAGACACAGAGCAAGAGCTATTCAATTACATCAAAGGCCGTTACTTAGAGGATCTAACTAAGTCATCTGACCAATATGAGTACCACGATGCCACTAGCACCCTGTATAGGCTGCACATAGAGCTAAAGTGCAGGCACACGCATTACGATAACCTTCTTATCGAGCAAGAAAAGTATGATGCGCTAATGCAACAGGCCGAGCGCCTGGGCTTTACGCCCTTTTACGTTAATGCCACACCCAAGGGCATCTACGCCTTTAACCTGCGTAAGATAAGCGTTAAGTGGTCAGTTAAAACGTTGCCTGCAAAGACAGAGTTTGACAGCGCGGGCCAGGTTAACAAGACCGTGGCCCTTTTGCCTATCTCAGAGGCGGTGCAGCTATGAGCGAGTTAATACGCTTTGAGTGCCGTAGTTGTAATAAAATAACAGATCAGTTAGAGCGCATAGTGGCAGATAACCTGCCGCCTAACGTAAAGGTCTTACAATGCATAAAATGTAGCAAGATGAGCGTATGCCTGTTGGTTGCGTGTGCCGATGCTTGACTCACGCCTAGATATGGATTTCCAAGATTATAAAATAGCTAATACAACATCCGATGACTATTACACGCCGCCTTTTATC